AACGATGCTGATGATTGCCCCGATGATTTCGGTAAGTGCTGCGGAATCAAGGATGCCTTTGGCTACGAGAGTGCCACCGATGAAGGTAAGTAGATGGCGAAGGAGAGCGATGACTGCTGATTGCATAAGGTTGGGTTGCTCGGGGTTACGCTTGCGGAATAGTCGCATAATGGTAGATGTTACAGGGTTGAAGGTGTTGCAAATTCTTGGTAGTCGGCGGCGTATTGCGCATCCCAACCGAGGAAAGAATGCACACCGCAGGGCTTGGGCCAAACGATGTATGGCGTGAACGCCGCAGGGGGTGTGTCGTTGAATAGGATGTCATAGCATACGAGGCCGTCAAGTTCACCAAGCGGCACGGCGTTGTCCAAGGGTTGCAGGGATTCTTGCAGCACCTTGTCTGCGGTGGCTTGGCTTGGGAATGCGTACTTGCGAAAGGTAGCCATTAGGTTGTAAGGGCTTGGAGTTGATCGTTTGTGAGCCTTGTCGTGTAGAGAGCAACGGCACGGATGCGGGCATTCCAAAAAGAACTAGATGTTGCGGTTGTCTCGATTTTTCCGATGTTTATGTCGGTCAAAGATGCAGGGAAAGCAGCACTTGTCCCTGATACTACTGCGCCTCCATCTAAACTTGCGAATAAAGTACCGCTGACACCGCTTTGCTGATACGCAAAGGCGACTTTATGATAACCAGCAGCAGGGTCGCCAAGAGATATACTGGTTCCTTGAATTTGAGCCCTTAATGCATTACTCGTATAATAAAGAAAAACCCTATTTGCTTGAGTCCCATCGCTCAGAGCAAAAAGCCTTCTCGTTGTTGTGTCGCTTCGTATCTCAAACTCCGCATAAATCGTCCCCTCCGTCTGCCCGATACATCCGCTGACTGCGCCTGATAGGTTTATCACGTCTGCGTTGCGTGTTGCGCTTGTAGTTGTTGTTGGGATGTAGGAGGTGGCGACGGAGCCTGTTTCTATTTGCGCTCCAAAGACATTGACGGTATTTCCATTGTCCGATTGAACAATAGCACTACTCATTGTTCCGTTGCTCGTATTTACTCGTATGTTGCCTGCAACCGTTGAGCCAAGCAAAACACGCATGGAGCAGCGATACCATCCATTGCCGTAATTTTCTATATTATGCGCTTGCAAGGTGTAACCGCTTCCAACGCTTCCACTTACCGAAAATGCCCCAGTTGAAAGATTCCAAATAACTGCAACGCCACTTGCAACGCCTCCGTTCTCCATCGTCATCCCAAAGAACCCGCTACCCGCTTTTGCAAAGCAAGAATAGGTGTAGGTTGTACCGCTCACAAAACTAAAGGTCTGAACGACTCTCGCTGAACCGCTTGCAGTTGCGGTCAATAAGTCCGCAAGATTTGTGCCAAAAGGGTCGGTGGTTCCTGTAACATTTGCCGAAACCGTTACATTAGTGGGCGACCAAGTTGTCGTAAAGTCCTGACTCTGCAAAGCGGAGTTCGACCCACTCGGCTCAACGAGCAACGCAGGGCAGCCAGCCGTTCCTCCGCTGGTGTAGTAGTCCAACCTCGGAATCCCCGAAGCGACAACCTCAATCAACCCACTCGCATTCACCCTTGTTGCCGTAGTCGCACGAGTGACATTGAAGTCGCCCGATGCACCCAGCACCGTGCCTCCCGATGTGGTCGCCAAAGGTGTGTACAGCTTGCCTGTCTTAAACCGAGCAGGCACTATTATCAGCGATGGTGTCGGCATTGTTAGAAGTTGTAGATTGCAGCAAAGCGGTTGAACAGGCAACCATCAACGGCAGCCTCGGCAGCAGTCGCACCATCAGCAGTCGCCCTTGCGTTGAACGCTGCCCATAGCCCAGCAGCAACTCCGCCTTGGAGCATATTGGTCGGGTAGCCGTAGCCGTAGCCGATTAGCATTACAGGAAGGTGTAACCGATGACGCTTCCCACGGATGGAGTAACGGCCGTAATCTTGCCGCCGTTCCTGCCGCTGATGACGATGCCAGCTGAAACGGATTTGCCGCTCAATAGGTAGGCAGTCAGCAGGTTCTCGCCACCTGTACCCGTCAAGGTCGTGAAGGTTGCAGCAGCGTTGACCACGATGAAGTCGAAGTTTGCACCGCTAACGGCTGCGTCAATGAATTGCATCGAACCACCTTGGCCGAGCATTTGTTGTAGAATTGGAGTAGGCATTGCTTGGGTTGTTTACTGTAAATGTATTTTAAGTCGGAATTTCACAAACGGAGTGCGAGTACGGTATCTGAAACTGGAGCGTAGCCTGCCACCCCGCCGTGCGGTCGTCACGGCTCTCTACAAACCTCGTTAATGACACGGAGGTACTTAGCGTCCATTCTTGCGTTGGGTCGTTTGTAAGGGCTGAAATGAAGTCCTGAGCGATTTGCAGTTGGTCGCTCAAAACCTCATCCTCATTGTCCTGCCAACCCAGCGTCGGGCTGCCCGAAACCACGCCACCCATCGGGGCAATGGATTCCACCCTGTCGCTGAAATAGACACCGACCACAAGAGCCAAAGAACCCAAGTCCGTAGTCGCTGACTGCACATCCGCAAACACCAACGGATAGACGATTCGCTCACGGCTTGGGGTTCGCAGGTTGATGGTGTTGTCCGTTCCGATTGCAAGCGGGTCGCCCGTCCCGAAGGAGTTCACCTGCGGGTGACTGTTTGCAAGGTTCAGGAGTGCTTGCTTGATTTTTATCCAAGACATATTTTTGGAGTTTCAAAATGTTTTTTGCGTGTGCGCCCATAGTTAGCAGTTATTGCAGTAAGGGTCGTAGCCGTAAGGCCAAGGGCGGTCCAATCCAGCACCACGGCGCAGGGTTCTTGCATCCAAGGCCATGCCTGTATTGTAATTCGTGCCGTTCGGGTATATCGTGTCCAAAGCCGAAGGAGGGGAGTTGAACAGGGGGTAGTCGGTGCGGTTCTCCATCAGGTAGCGGGTAATTCTCTCCGAGTACCATTCCGCATCGTTCTTGACTTTATCCGTGAGCCTTGTAATCTCGTCCATGCTCATCTGCGAAGATTCCTCGCTGGTACGGCGAACCATGCCTTTGTTCATGTACTTGAAGGCAAGCACCATGGGTAACTCGTAGTAAAGCCATTGCACCATTGCTGGTTGGATGTAGTCCTCCAAGAGCGTGGTGTTGAGTGCCGTAGTCGTACCGCTGACCACTTGGCTCACCATTTCCGAGTACAGGGCCGATCCGACTATTGGTTGGATCCTCATCTCCTGCACCTTCACGATGGTAGGCCGTATCTGCGTGAACGATACGTTCTCGTTGATTACGCTATTGTCCAAGAGCGTTTGCTCGCTTATGAATAGTGCCTTCATGCTTTTGTGATTTTATTGCCCTTGCGGATGACGATTTGCTGCTCCCATACGTGCCTGCATTGAGGGCGATTCACTCCGCTGGCGGTGTGGTACCAGCCGCCTCTGCGATTCCAAACGGAGTAGCCCATGATGCTGGAAATACCGTTGATGTCGTCACGGGTGTAAACCTTGCCTTGGTCAGCGAGGTCCATCATGACTTTGCAAAATTCACGGCTTGTGCGCTTGTCCTTATCGCTAAACCCTGCGGCCCATGCGTATTTGTAGCGGACTTCCAGTACAGGTTCGGCCACTTCCTTCACACCTTTGGGCAGGTTTTTCTCAACGATTTGGTCGGCCGCCCTTGCAATGGGGTAGCGGTCTTTGGTCATAAGGTACGCAATCCGCTTTGCGATTTTCGCCTTGCTAACCCCGAACTCCTTGGCCATTTCTTCCACGGATGCGTCACGATTCTTCTTGCGGTAGGCTACAATCTTTGAATCCAGTTCTTTCTCTTCCTCGCCAAGTTCTGCGAAGGCTTGACGCACTTGGTCGTCTAAATCGGAGTCAAACCGCATTGGCTTGCTATGCATGACAACATACTCCTCCGCATTGCTGCCGAATTTGCTTGCAACGACCTCCAGTACCTTGTATTCCTCATCGCCCCATCCAAGGTCGCTCTCGTCATCTTCCTCACCCCACCACGGTTCGGTAGGGTTGCTGAACTTCTGC